ATGTACTGCGCGGCCCTCTGGCGCAGCCGTGGCTCGCTTGAGAACACTTTTGCATCCTTTGACGGAATGGGCACAGCGCCTCAGCAAAGCCTCACGCCGATCGTTAAACAGTTGTTGGGCATCGACAGGCCTGCCTGCGCCTAATGGCTTACACAGACGCTCTCAACGGGGCTATAGACGACCTCACGGCGACACTGACAGCGGTGACTGGCCTGCGAGTGGTAAATGATCCGACCCGTCTTGTTCCCAATTGCGTTTACATAGACGCGCCATCCTTTACCACGATCGCAGGCAATGGCAACATCATCCGCATGGACTTCCCAATCAAGGTAATCGGCTCAGGGCCAGCAGGCCTACCAGTCCTACGCAGCATCCTCGACATCGTAAGCAAAGTCCTACTCAGTCCAATCATCGTCATGGCAGGCCGACCCAGCAACCTAGAAATCGGTGGGCAGCTCTTTCCGTGTTACGACCTTGACTGTGGAATCCAAGCACAAAGCGCATAAGGAGAAACATGTACACCATCATTAGCCCACGCCTCGGAACCCCGGGCGATCAGTTCATCCCAGAAGACGGTGTCAACATTGACGCACTGCTCGACGGCGGCCTGATATCCACCGACACCGCAAAGAAATCATCTAAAGTCAAATCAGAACCCAAGGAGCAATAGACATGGCTATCAGCAGCACTTACCTTTCTAACCCAAGCATCACGATCAACTCGGTTGACTTGTCCGATCAGTGCACAAGCGCGGTCATCAACTATGTGTCGGAACAACTTGAAAATACGACATTCTCAAATACATCAAGGTCGTTCACATCGGGTTTGTACTCGAACACCGTCACCGTAACTCTCTATCAGAGCTACGCAGCAAGCGAGACTGAAGCCAGCATTTACAGCCTTGTAGGCACAACCACGACGCTTGTGTTGAAGCCAGCATCTGGCGCAGCATCAGCAACGAACCCTTCGTACACTTTGACGGGCGCGTTCTTGTCGGCACACACACCGATCAACGCTTCGCTCGGCGAACTGTCCACAATTGACCTGACATTTAGCGGTGGCGTTTTAACTAAAGCCGTCGCATGATCTCGCGGCATCAGCCGCTGAGAATTACAAGTAGCAAGACCGCACAAGCGGAGCCTTGCCCGACAAAGGAGAAACAATGAAAGTCAAACTATCTATTGACCTTGGCGACGGTAAGCCAGCGCGTGAGATGACCACCAACATGCTTGCCATTGTTGACTGGGAACGAACAGAAAACCGTCGATCAGCAGACGGCAAAGGCATCGGCTTCTCAGACATGTGCTGCTGGGCTTTTACTCTTTGCAAACTTGCTGGAGACAAAGTGCCAGCCAACTGGCGCGAATGGGTTGCCGAACACCCGAACATGACCATCACACCAATCAACGAGGTAGCAGACGAGACCCCTTTCATCGAGGGACTTGGCGGCGAAGCCTCTGCGAAGTCCTAGCGTTAACAGGCTTCTGGCCAAAGGAGATCGAGTTCACTATGCGAGACCTGAACACAGTCACCTATGTGCTTGAGCAGATGCACCGCAAGAAGTAACCATGCCTGTCTCTCACAGCGTCGAAGTAGTCGGTCTTAAGGAAACAATTAACGCCTTACGCAAGATTGACCCACAGTTGCAGAAAGACTTTAAGGCTGACGCGACAGCGATCGCACAGCCAGCCATTAACGCTGCGAAGGCTGCATACACGCAGATACCGCTATCTCACATGCGATACAAATGGAATGATCGAGGCCGCAAGGTATTTCCATTTACGGTCTCGGGGGCACAGTCAGGCGTAAAGATGCGCTTTGATACTCGCCGCAACGCTGTAGGCGTAATCCTGATAGAGCAAAAGAACCAAGCAGCTGCAATCTTTGAGGGCGCAGGACGCAAGACAACTAATCGCCTAGGTCAATCGCTTGACTTTGTGAGCAGTGAGCGTGGCTTTGCGATGGCGATGCCGGGTAGGACTCGACTAATCGGCCCAGCGGTCTATAAAGCACGACGCGGTATTGAGGGCGAAATGGAAAAGATGGTGCTTAAGACCATTAACCAAATACAGAAAGACTTGAACTAATGGCACTGTCAATCCCAATTATTAGCGAGTTTCAAGGCGGCGGCGTTGACAAAGCCATTAAACAGTTTCAGCAGCTTGACGGCGTAGGCGCAAAGACAGGCTTCGCACTTAAAAAAGCGTTTCTGCCTGCCACTGCTGCGCTCGGTGCATTGACAGCTGGCATCGGTCTAGCCACAAAAGCGGCAATGGAAGATGAGGCTGCACAGCTCGAGTTGGCTCGCCAGTTACGCACCACGACACAAGCCACAGATGCACAGATTAAGGCGGTAGAGCAGTCCATCAGCGCGTTTAGTAAGCAGACCGCTATGGCTGACGATCAGCTGCGCCCAGCCTTGGCAAACCTTGTGCGCGCCACAGGCTCGCTTGAGTTGTCACAAAAGGCAATGTCGGTCACCGCTGACCTTGCAACAGCCAAAAACATCGACATGGAGACTGCCAGCGTCGCAGTGTCTAAAGCTCTTGCAGGCCAGACTGCTGCGCTTATCAAACTTGACCCATCGCTTAAGGGCGTAATTGACTCGTCCTCGAGCGCCGATGAGATTATGCAGGCGCTTAACAATTCGGTGGGCGGTGCAGCTGAGACCTTTGCCAATAGTGCTGAAGGCGGTCTAAAAAACTTTGGCATCCAAATGGACGAACTTAAAGAGAGCATCGGAGCGGCGTTTATTCCTGTCATGGAAAAAATGCTGCCGCTAGTTCTGGACTTTACGACCTTCTTGCAAGACAACACCAAGGCACTGCTCATTGTGATCGGCGCTATCGCAGCCATGACAGCAGCCATAGTTACCGCCAACATCGCTATGAAGGCTTACAACGCCCTACAGATCGTCATTACAGCAGCCAACGCTGTGCTGGCAGGATCATTTACCACGGTCTCGCTATCGGCTGGTGTGCTGGCTAAAGGCTTAGGCGTAGTCATGATTACTCTTGCCGCGTTGTACGAGCTGTACCGCGAAGGCCCTCGAGCAATAGCAGAGTTCATGCTGCCGTTTAAGCAGTTTGCTGTCGGCGTGTACAACTCGGTCAAGGTAGTTGCCAACGGCATAAACCAAATTATTAACGCCGCGATCATCGGACTGAACCAACTCATTAACGCGCTCAATGTCATACCGGGTGTCAGCATTGACTTGATCCCGCTTGTGCCAATGTTTGAGTACACAGCATTGCCAACATTAGACGCGATTACTAGCGGCGCATCAGGACGCGGTGGCGCAGCCCGTGAAGGCGGCACAGGTTCTATTGGCTCAAGCCCTATGGCAATGATTGAGTCGGCGCTAGTAGCACCAACAGCAGCTGCTGGCGGTGGCGGTGGTAAAGCCTCGAGCGTCCTTGATCTGAGCAAGAACTATGCAGGCAACATGGGCGGCAACTACGGCATCACAGGCAACGCTGGCGACTTCTCTAGTCTCTTCGATCAGTTCATGGTTGAGCGCGGCACACCGATCACAGTCAATGTGAACGGCGGTCTAGCCACATCAGCAGACATCGGTCGTGCTGTAGTAAACAGCATTAAAGCCATGAACCGAGTGGACGGCCCAGCACAAATACAGGTTGCCTAATGGCTGCCACGATCGTTCAGTCAGGGTCTTACGATCTCAAGATCGCTACAGGCTTCCTTGTGGACGCATTCACGCTGGACTCAGCAGAGAAGGGTGTGCTCAATTCAACCGAGTATGTGCTGGACGGTACAACAGAGTTTGCTTCCGTGATTGACGGCGCTACAGGCATCAGCGTGTTTCGTGGACGCAGAGACATCGGCGACCAGTTCACTGCTGGCACAATGAGTTTTGATCTAAACGACACATTCACGGGCGGCATCTTTAACCCGTTTGATACACAGTCACCGTATTACGACACCGATCAGGCTGTGCCGGGTCTAGCCCCTATGCGCAAGGTTGTGCTTACTCGTGAAGGCGAGGAACTGTTTAACGGCTACATCGTTGACTACTCGTACAATTTTAATCTCGGCGGTCTTGATACCGTCAGTGTTGCTTGCGCTGATGACTTTTATCTGCTCAGCCAGACCTACCTAAACGAGTTCAATGTGACCGAGCAACTTGCCAGCGCTCGACTTGTCGCCCTTCTTGCGCTACCTGAAGTCAATGCGTTTCAGCTGCCGGGTGAGCAGAACATTGAGACATCGACGATCACCCTCGGCGGAGCAGCTGCGTACACCGTTCCGAACGGCACATCGGTCGCCGCGTACACAGCCAAGATTAATGAGTCTGTACAGGGGCGCATCTTTATCTCGCGCGACGGGGTATTCACATTCCAAGACCGCATCGGTGACACGCTCTCAGCCTCAGCAGCAGACTTCCACGATGACGGCACAGCGATCCCATACGACAATGTGGGCATCTCGTTTGAGGCTAATCAGGTCATTAACCGAGCGTCAGTAACTCACGCTGGGGCAACAACCCCAGAGATCGCCGAGGACTTGACATCTCAGGCGACCTATTTCATTCAGACCACCGCCATCTCGGACGCGCTAGTCCACAACGACACAGCAGCCCTTGACCTAGCCAACTACCTGCTCGTAGGCCAGCCAGAGGCGCGTTACACCAATGTGTCAACCCTGTTCGCATCCCTGACCGATGCCCAGCGCGACACGGTGGCAGTCCTTGAAATAGGCAACACGATCACCATAGAAAAGTCATTTACCAGTGGGGTCACGATTACCTCATTGGCGCAAGAACTAGCCATCGAGGGCATCCAGCATGAGATTGACCTATCTACAGGCCATCGCATAACCCTGTTCACTAGCCCTACAACGCTGGTGTTTGAGCTGATCTTGGACGATCTGGTATATGGCACAATCGACACAGAAAATGTCTTAGGATAAGGAGCATTATGGGAGCAAACGCAGTAACCACAGTCCCCGTTTATACGGCAGGAGAAGTCCTGACAGCGGCAGACATGAACATCACGAACTCTGGCATCCCAGTTTTTGCAACCACGGTGACGCGCGATGCGGCTTTTGGTGGCACGGGCGAAAAGACTTTAGCCGAAGGCCAGTTTGCTTATATTGAGGCAACTAATACGACGCAATACTATGACGGAGCGGCTTGGCAGTCTGTCGGTGTAAACCCTGGCCTCGTGTATATTACGGGCGCAAGTTTTACTAGCGCGACAACTATCAGCATGGCGGCTGGCGTGTTTACTTCAACCTATAAGACTTACCAAATAATTTTTCAGATTACTAGCGGTGCTGACTGTCAAATCAGCGTTCGCGTTAATAACGCTGGAACACCAAGAACAGGGTCGAATTATTATGGCAGCAGCCAACGATGGCCTAATTCAGGTTCTTTAGAAATTACTCAGTCAAATGGTGCGACTTCCGTAAACGCAGGCGCAAACGGTGCAGCGCGATTATTGTCCGAAAATTTTACCGTTTTTGACCCGATTGAATCATCTATTAGAACTACCTTTTGCTATACGGGTTTCGGTTCTACCGACGCGGGGCAATATGGTTCGCTAAACGGTGGCGGTAGTTATCACCTGACCGAAGCAAACGATGGTTTAACTTGGATTGCTGGCGCAGCCGTTACAGGTTTTTACCGTGTCTATGGACTAAGCGAAAGTTAGAACAATGAAAAAACCACTTATCCAAATTGGCGAAGAAATCCGCGAAATGACCGACGACGAACACGCACAACACAAACTCGACTTAGCCGCATGGAAAGCCGAAACCGACGCACAAGCCGCAAAAGTCGCAGCACGGCAAGCAGTCCTAGACAAACTTGGACTTACAGCAGATGAAGCCTCTGCGCTCTTGGGCTAAATACGCGGCACTGATCTTTATGGTCGCAGTAGTCGCAGTAGCAGTCAACGGCTGCACTTATGACGGCTCATACCGTTACCCATGCCAAGACCCAGCCAACTGGAAAAACCCAGAGTGCGAGCCACCATTATGCAACCCATCAGGCACATGCACAAGAGACCTAATCTATGAGACAACGCCTTAAACCCGAAGAACTACACGCTCGACTCATCGTGGTCGTCGGCATCATCCTTGCCAGCGTGTTCGCCATTACCGTCCTAGGCTTTGTTTATGCGCTCATGTTTGTTACCCAGCCAATCGGACACCAATCGCCCAACGACTCAGCCTTCATCGACCTTCTCTCTACGCTTACAGTGTTTATGACAGGCACACTCTCAGGCCTCGTAGCATCAAACGGACTCAAATCAAAAGTAAAGGACATAGAACATGAAAGCAAGTGACAAAGCAATGATCTCGACCTACATCAACAGCGCTATCGCAGCAGCAGTAGCCCTGTACATGTCAGGCAACACAGACCCCAACGACCTACTAGGCGCAGCAATCGCAGCTGTAGCACCACTCTTTATCGGCTATGTCAACCCGAAAAACAAGGCTTATGGCATCGGCAAAAACCCCGAAGCCTAAAGCACCGACGCTCACTGTCGTACCAGACAAACTTGAGCGCCACTATCACAAGTTAGTGATGCCGTCAACGCTTGCCCATGTAACCCCGGGTGAACTACCAGCAGGCCTTCTTGTCGATGTCAAGCCATACGGCAAACTGCACCCATTAGCAGCTGACGCATACATGGCGTTACGCGATGCAGCGTTCGCTGCTGGTGTCAAGACCTTTAAGCCGACATCGGCAGCCGACACCTATCGCAGCATGTCAACACAGACCGTTGGCTTCCTCGCTCGCTACCAGACCCAGCCGATCGCAGGCGCATCGACGCGCACTTGGAAGGGTGTCACTTATTACCTTAAGGCTGGTAATGCGCCGATGGCCGCACCGGGTACATCGCGGCATAATCTCGGGCTGGCAGTTGACATCAGCGACGCATCAGAGACACAGCGCATGCAGTTCATGCTCAAGAACATTCAGGGCTACGGCTTTACATGGGAAGTGCAATCAGAGCCATGGCACATCTTTTACTATGTCGGCGACCGCGTTCCAGCCCTTGTGCAGCAATGGAAACAGGCGAAATCCTTGCTTTAGTCACACCCATTGCCTAGGGTCGATGTACCGACGGAAGGCAAGCGAAAACCATGGACGCAAAGACCTACATCTACGAGGTGTACACCTCACATCTAGATAGCGGT